ACGACACGAATGTCGTCGAGGCCCGCAAGCCACTCGTCGAACGGCTTGATCGCCGGGCCGTTGCCGGCCAGGGCCTGCTTGTGGAGCGCATCGTGGGCTAGCCACGTCAGGTGCTCGACGTGGGGCTGGCTGATCATGGCAATAAACCCGACGCCCCACTTGCGCTCGAAGGCGACTATGGACACGGGTCCTGCTGTCACGGTTCGGGCTTCGCCGTCGTGCGTGATGGCGAAGTCGACTTTCATTCCCTTGGGCATCGTTGGCCCCCCTTCCTGGTTAGGTCGTAGCCCTGGTGATGGCTCCCGTTACCGGCCACGACACAGACAGTGTCGCGAGTGATCCGACCTCTGCCGAGATCGGCGTGTAGCTGGTGATCAGGCATGAGCCGGAATACTTCGGGTTGGTGGCTGACACTGACCCGGCTTCGGGCGTGAACTCGAAGGCAACGGCAGTACCGACGATGCCGTTCAGCGTGGCGTCGACCTCTGAGGCCGCATAGTCCTGGTTGAAGCTGATGTTGACGGTTGCGTCGCCGAGGCCGGCGATGCGTGTCCGCGTCGAATCTCCGAGACTGGTGGTTTCGACGTCGTCGTAGTTGATTTCCAGCGACGCCTGGGTGATGTGGTCTGAGAGGTCGACGCTATTCACAGTGACTGCTGCGCCAGCACCTCCGATGAACTCTGCCATTTTTTATGCCTCCTTGGGGCCTTTGCCGGCTGCCAGGTGGCCGCCGTCGATGAGCTGCTGGGCCTGCTCGTCGGTTATGTCCGACGAGAAGGTTGTGCCGGGGTCGTGCCCCAGGACGGCGTGGTTTCCCACGACCGTGTAGTCGTTCTTCTTCTTGGTCATGCGTAGACCTCCGTTGTCCACTCGCACCCGAGGTAGGTGGTTTCGTTGAAGTCGACGGCCCCGTATGAGGTCGCCGACATGACCTGGCAGGTTTGTGCGTTGCCGCCGAGGGTCAGGTCGCCCTCGATGAGGGCCCGCACCGAGCCGGCACCCGACATGAGGCTGTCGACGAGGTCCTGCTGGGCGGCCACGTCGAAGCGCTGCATGAGCACCAGGATGGTGAACACGTAGCGCTCGAGGCCGTTGCCGAACGCCTGGTGGTATTCGACGACTGGCGAGCCGGGTAGGACGATGGCACACGGCGGGCTGATCGTGTCCGGGGCGGTGTCTGCCACCTGGATGAACGTCGACGACGTCGCCAGGCGGGTCTTGATTCCGTCGCGGATCGCCGAGTAGTCGGCCATCGTCAGGCCAACCCAGCCCGCTTGTAGTCCATGAGCAGGAATGCAACGTCGGGGTCGGAGCGCGAGATGCGAACCGGGCCGAAGTCCCCGACGCCGATGACGCCCATAGGGGACGCCTTGCGGCCATACAGCCTCGAGGAGAGCATCAGCGTCGACTGCTTCACGGGGTCCGGTACAGCCGGCCACCCCCACTTGGCTGTCACCTCGACGCTCACCTGGCCGTCGCCGTACACGGGGAACGTGTAGGACCCGATGGCCCGCAGGTTGTTGACGCTGCGCCCCTTCGTGATGTTGTTGAGCGGTTCGACCTGGTAGTCGGTCGACGCCCATGTCGTGTCGAATGTGCCGTCGGCCGACGTGTCCGTCTTGACGATGAGGCCGGTCAGCGTCGAGATGTCGTCGGTAACGGCGAGGTACGGCTGAGCCCGGTATGTGCGAGCCGAGGCCGAGCCGTCGGCGGTGAACTTGCGCCCACAGAGGTCGTTTATCGACTTCTCGGCCGCGTCGATCGCGAGGTTCAGGAAGTCGTCGTCGGCCGACCCGGAGATGCCGAGCGCCGTCTTGAGCTCGCTCAGAGCCACATAGTCGCCCACGAGCTACTTCTTCGCCTTCGCCTTCTTCGCGGGCTTGGGGACGTTGCGGCCATCGGCGTCTGCCTGGGCGGCTTTCGCTTTGCCTTCTCGCCTCGCCTGGTCGTCTTGCGCCATCAGCGTTCTCCTTTACGGGTGTGGGCCCGGCCAGCCCAGGAGGTGATTCCTGGACTGGCCGGGGTGCTCCTACCGGGGGGGCCGGCGGGGAGCTCTGGAGGGGCCTACAGGGTGTCGTTGAGGCCAGTGCCGCTAAGGACGCTGACCGCTGTCGGGTAGCGCCCTGCGGTGAACGCCGTGTACGCGTACACGACCATCTTCACGGTGAGGTTGCCGCCTGCGGTCTGCTCCATGCGGAGCAACGCCGGGGAGCCGTTGCCCTGCTCCCACAGCAGCTGATCGGCCCTGCGGACTGCGATAATGGCGTCCTCGTCGGTGCCCGCACCCAGGTTGGTGGGCATGTTGCCGTCGACGAAACAGGGCACGCCGGCGATCTGGCCGACCGCTTCGACGCCGGCTGCATCGCCGACACCCATTGCGTTGGTCGGACCCGACGCTGCCGGCAGAACCAGCGGCCTCGAGTTGCCGTCCAGCTGGGCGATGATCCAACTCCACCTACGTGGGGCGAAGATCAGCGCGTCGCATGGCAGGTAACGGTTGGCACCGATGTCGCCGATGGTGGCGATCAGCTTCGGCCAGAGGCCGGCGATGGTCGCTGTGGCGGCCGTGTAGGTCTGTGACCCGATGCCGGTGGTGTTCAGGATGCCGAGGTGCTGCCCGGATGACCCGGAACCGTTGAGCACCTGGGTGTCCAGGTTGGCGGCGTATGCGGCTGCCAGGTCGTTCATAATCAACGAGTCGACGCCTGTGCCACGCTCGACGGCCTGGCGGGACACGTCCTGCTGGCCGGCAATCGTCCGCACGTTCACCGTGAGCAGCGTGTCGTCCATGTTGGTTTCCTGGACGGCAGAGTTTTCCGTTGCCTGGACCGCTGTCGCGGACCCGGTGGTAACCCTGCTGATATTCATGGTCATCCCATCAGATCCGATGGGCAACCGGTTGCACAGGTTTGCTGTGACCCGGCCGGCCCTGACGAGCGCAGCGGCCTCGTCGGTGAGGTACTGGGGTACCACAAGCCCGGCGAACGCTCCGGTGCCGACGTCGCGGTGCTCGACCTCCATCTCGGCTGAGTGGCGGGAGATGCGGGCCCCTGCGGAGGGGTCCTGGCGGTGCTGGGACAGGTAGACGTCCCGCAGGAACGAATGACTGCCGTGCGTCGAGTAGGTGAGCGGCTCGTCCTTGACCCGGACTTCGGTTGCCTTGTCGGCTTCCTCGGGGGTCGATGTCACCTCGGCGCGCAGCTTCGCGGCTTCGGCGTTGCGGAGCTGGATGTCTCGCAGCTCGGCGCACCTGGTGTCGAGCTTCTCGGCATCCTCGCGGAGCGCCTTGAGGTTCTCGTCCTCGGTGGTGGTCAGGTCTCGGGCTTCGTCGGCTGCGGTGTCGCAGATTCCCGACATTGTGTCGGCAATCTCGGCACGCTTCTCGACGAGCTGGTCGAGGAGGTCCATGTGTTTCTCCGGTCGTGTAGGTGGGTTGGTATCTGGGTGTCCCACGGGTGCCGGCACGACCGGCGGCGCATGGTTCGGCGCAGTAGCTTCAAGTATTAGCCACAGGGCGTGACAGTTGGTTGATTAGAGCAGGCGGGCTCGCCAGACAGACAGCAGCGGTGCGGCTTGTTCGTCGTCGGGGTCGAAGTCGCGCACGGCGAGGACTCGGGCGTCGCCGTAGGCGGGGACCTCGGAGATGAGGCCGACGTGGTGCAGCTTTACCTCCTGGCGTTCGACGAGGGGGCGGCCGTCGGCTGTCTTGCGGCGGTGGTCGCGAACCGGTACGAACCCGACGCTGAACGAGTGCATGACACCGTCGCGGGCGAGTTGCAGGGCTTCGTCGCCTCGCCCCGTTCGACTGACGAGGAACTCGGCGTACAGGCCGTCGGATCGTTCCTCGAGGGTTGTGGCCCGGCCGAGCGGCATGGCGTCCTGGCGGTGTGCCTCGAGGAGCGGGATCTTGTCGCCCCGCTCGACAATGGACTTCGTGAACGCCCCCTGGGTGAAGCGTTCGACGTAGTCGCCTGCGTCGTAGTCTGATCCGAACGGTGCAGCGATGCCGCAGATGCGTCGCCCCTCGGGGGACTCGCGCACCTCGAGGGTGTCGGCTGCCAGGGCTCGGATGATGATGTCGTTGGTCATGTTGGGAGTCCTTCCAATGCTCGGACTTCTTCGATGGTGACCCAGCCGGCCGCGAGGGCGATCTGGTGGGCCTGGTAGCGGGTCAGGGTGTCGGCCCGCAGGAACGAGTCGATGTTTATCGACGCCGACTGCCCCCTGGGTAGGACCGTCGACAGGGCCTGTTCGAGGCGGACGATGTTGGGGCGCAGCCCGAACCGGACGAACGCCCGCGAGTCCTCCTGGACCGTCGAGTAGGTGAGGCTGTCGCTGCTGGGCGCACCGGCCAGGTGGGCGGGGACGCCGAACAGCGCAGCCACCTGGGTGGCGGACCACTTGCGGGCCTCGAGGAGCTCGAGGTCCGAGTTCGACAGCTGGATGGCCTTGTAGTCGAGGCCACCGGAGAGGACGGCGGGTGTGCGATCCCGGCCGCCGTGTGACTGCACCCACGCCTTCTTTAGGTCGGTGGCTGCTTCGGGCGACAGGTCGGTGTCTGTTTTGATGATCCCCGACGGGATCGAGCCCTCTGAGAAGGTCCGCTCGGTGTATTCGTGCTCGGCGATGGCGAGGCCCAGGGCGTGCTTCTGTGAGTCGAGCACCCCTTGGCCGACGATGTGGCCGGGGCGCATGAAGCCACGCAGGTGGAGAATCTCGGCGGCGGTGTACGTCGAGTCGCCGACCTGGTATGTGATCGCCCCTGTCGCCTCGGATAGGCGCACCTGGACGGCGTCGGGGTTCAAGACGACGAGCTGGCGGGGGTGTCCGAACCGGTCGAAGTCGCCGAGGCGGGCGTATCCGTTGCCGCGTAGCAGCATCGACGTTATGAGAGCCGAGTAGGTGTCGATGCGGTTCTCGGTCGGGTTGGGTTGGATGATGATTGCAGGCGTGTCGATGCGTTCCCCGTCGCGGTAGACGTGGACCGACAGCCCGGCAATGGTCGAGCTGATCAGCTCCACGCAGCGCCACAGGGTGACGATGCCGAGCGCGGTGTCGTCGGTGACGGCTACGCCTGTCAGGTTCTGGTTCCAGATGGGTGGAACCCACGGTGGGAACGGGTCAGGGTCGCGGGTCTGCACCTTGTTCCGGCGGAATAGGGCCATCAGTAGATCCTCGGTGTCGGGTCGGGTTCAGGGACTGGTATCTCGTTCGCGGCGTCGAGCGCCATGACGGCGCACACGGCGGCGTCGATCTTCTTGCTGCTGCCCGTGTGGTCCTTGACTATGCGGGAGCCCAGGCGGTCCGTCTTGAGGCGGCAGTTGGCGATGTGGCGGCGCAGCGCTGCGGCGTGGTCGTTGTCGACGATGGACAGGTTGCCGTCGAGGAGCTCGTCTGCGAATCGTTTAGTGGCCGGCACCATGCGGCGGGCGTTCTGTGGGAACTCGACGACGGGGAGGCCCTCGTCGCCCAGGGCGAGCATCTGTGGCCCCAGGAGGTACCGGTCGTAGACGATGGCCCGAGGCATTAGCCGTTCGGCGTGTTCGACGAGGCCGGCGAGCAGGTCCGGGATGTTGATCCGGTAGTTGTCGGGGCCGTCCATCGGCTTTTCCTGTAGCTCGAGGAGCTCTATGCGGCCGTCTGCGGTTGCGGCCGCTATGGCCGAAGCGTCAGAGCTCCAGGAGCCGTCGATGGCGAGTATCGGGAAGTCGTCGGCGGTGAGCGGTTCGCACTCGCCGACGAGCTCCATCTGGTGCGGCTCGAGCCACACGTCGCGTTCGCTGATCCATGTCGCGAGGTGGAGGCGCTTGAACTCCGGGGACGGCATCTGCTTGAGCTGGCTGTCGAGGTATTCCTCGGTGATCCAGTCGCCATAGGCGGGGTGTGCCTGGGCCCAGGTCGCCGGGTCGGTGTGGTCCGAGTCGGGTGGCGGCGGGTTCCACCATGACCACCATGTCGGGTCCTCGACCTCGCCTGCCTGGACTCGCCGGTCGTACTCGACGAGCTGCGCGAGCGGTGTTCCCTCACCGACACCCGCCGTCGTTATGTGAACGAGCAGGCTCTGTCGTCGAGCACCAGAACCGGACAGGAGCGCCTCGTACAGGTCGCCGGACGGGTGGCACCACGTTTCGTCCACGATGGACACGACGGGCGACAGGCCGTGTGCGAGGGACCCGTCAGAGCTGAGCACCCTGCATACAGACCCGGAGGACGGGACCTCAATGGCGTCCTTGAACACCTCCGACGCCGCCGACAGCTCCGCGTCCATCTCGATCGTGTCCTGGATGTTCTTGAATACGATCCTCGCCTGGTCCTTAGATCCGGCGACGACGTACACCTCGCAGCCCGGTTCCCCTGA